AACACGGCGAGCTGCGGCTTCATACCAATATTGCGAGCCGCCCGGCGATCGGGCCTTGATTTCCAGCGCCGTGCGCTCGCGCAATGCATCATCCGTTTCGCCGTTCAGGCGGAACACGTCATAGAAGGCGGCGAGGTGGTCGAGGTCTGAGCCGATCGCGAAGGCAAGCAGATTAGAAGCTGCAGCATCGTTGATTTCGGCGCGCACGCCGGTTTCCCGGCCAGCACTCACCTCGTGCTGGATGACAGCAGGGTCATAAGCAGTTCGTTCGACATCGTAATCGACGCCATAAACCGACGAGCGTTCTTTGAAATCCAGCAACGTGGTTTCAACGATCGCCTCCGCATCGAGCGGCTTGATCATTTCCGGCCTAGGCAAGCCGTCAAACACGCTGATGGCGCTCATAGGATAGCTCCTGTCTGGTCGAGCCGCGCCGACTTTCGTTCCTGCAGGGAGTAGTCGCCGAGGTGTCCACGCGGATAAAAAATACCATCGAGGAGGAACACAAACCGGCCCGAAGGACCGTATTCCACCATCTCGATTGTCTGGAGGCTGAAGCCGGGTTCCCCGCTGATCGGATCGTTTAACGCTTCCGCGATCGACATATAGACCTTGAAGATCGTCATGGCGTCGGCGTTCTGATCCTGCATTTCAGGGACGAGCGAGCCGATATAGGCCCGCAGCATACGGGTACGAAAACGCGTAGTCAGGCATTTGCCGATCGACTGGACGCAATGCGCCCAGCCGGTCAGAAGCTTGCCTGTTTGTGCGTCGATACCCGTTCGCATGGTCAAGCCTTCTTCGGCTTGCCCGCTGCCGGGTCCGTTTCCGCGACCGTGCCGGGCCGTCTGATCTCGCCCGCGATGAGCGGATAATAAGCCTGTTCTTCCGTGAGGCTGACAGGCTTGCCGACGCCGGGATTGCGTTCACCGGCAACGAACGTTCCGGCTTTTTCGGTCACTTCAAATTTGCTCTTAACGGCCATTTAGATGCCCTTTCATTCGTTGGGTTCTTTGGTGTTGCTACCACCACGCTCGACGCCGCCGTGAGTGTGGGTGTCACCGACATTCTTTTCGTTGTGCTTGAGCTTTTTGCTTTTGAAGATGATCTCGTCGGCTTCAATGATCGCATTGCCGCCTTCAAAACGGAGCGCGCAGCCGCCGTGCGCAATCGCCAGTTCGCCATTCTTGGCCGGGTTCTTCGCTTCATCGGTGTAGCCGTCGCGGATGGCGATCGACTGACTGCCAAGCTCGCCATTGGGCGAAAACAGGCGGATCGGGTCACCGATCGCGACCGGAAAATGGGTGCCGGTGGACCCTGCGGCCTCCTGCACCTGCACCCAAGGCGAAAGAAACGGCTTGCCGGTGCGGCTATCTTCAGGCTGCAGCTCAAGCCGCACGCGGTCGCCATCGACGGCAATAACCTTGCCGGTCATGTGCGAAGCGGAAAGGCGGCGCTCCAGATCATCGATCGACTTGCGAAGGGACAAAAGCTCCCGGACGATGATGTCGGTCATGGCCGCACCTCGACAAGCTCGCCGTTGATATAGAGTTCGGAAGGCACAATACCGTTCTGGTCGAAAATGTTCTGTCCGAGCTGCTGGAGCTCCTGTGTCCACTCGACGGCGATAATCGACACACCACGCGACTTGATCGCAGCCGAAATAACCGGCTGGATCGAAACGGCCTGTGGGGTGCCGAGCTTGAAAAGCCCGAACATCTGGCTTGTGTGCAGGGATACGGCTACGGCTTCCGCAATCACCCATGCCATGTCGTCCCGGTCCTTGCCGTCTGTGACGACAAAGGCAGCACACGACATCGTACCCTCGGCCTGTCCAGATGCGGTATGCTTGAGCTTGCCTTGCAACAGGCCGACGCGGACGGCAGGCGCTTTAACGCTTGTCGTCTCCAGTTCATCCAGATTGAAGCGACCAAACTGCGATTCACATTCGCGCAGTTCCGGCAGCGCCTTCCTGATGGTCTCGACAACCGCAGCTCGGAATTCATTGATGCGAGACTGGCGCTTGCTCATTGGACAAGCCTTTTCAGCCAGTCTTCAACTGCCTCGACAATATCGGTCTGGTTGGCAGGCGACAGGCCAAGATAGCGACGGGCCGGAATGGTGACGCTCTGCACAAGGCGCATCATATTGCCGATCATGAAGGCGAGAGCTTTGGCCGTCTTGGGCCGGATTGTGCCGCCCAGCTGGTGGATGCGCGCATAAACGAGCGCCGAGCCAATCATCACGCTATCGGGCGTTGCGACGTAGTCGATCGAGCGCGACAGTGCGCCGGTCCGATAAAGAATGCTTGTGCGGGTGATGTTTGGTTTCCACGCGGCACCTTCAGGCGAACGCTTATCTTCTTCGATGCGCTGCCGGGTCTGCTCCTGAACAAGCCTGCCGATGCCTTCCGAAAGCTCCTGCCTCGGAGCATGGGCGATCCCATCGACCAAGCTTAATGCGGCTTCAAGGCCGGTCTCGCGGATTTCAAACGCAACACCACTCATGGCAACGTCCTCCGCGAGAACACGCGGGAATTGGCCGAGAAGGCAGCTCCACCGGCTGAACTGCCGGGATCGGTCGAAACGCGTGGCTCATCGGCACCAAGCCCTGCCTTGCCGTCTGCGATGCGCTGCAGCAGCTCGCGCGCCCACTTGTAACGATCCTCGATCGTATTGGTGAGCGCGGAATGCCGGTTCGCCAGCTTGTAGATGGCAATATCAGCGGTTGGCGACTTCAGAACGCCGGGTGAGGAAGGAAGCGGCAGCGGATACCGCGCCGAGAGATAGACGTCGACTTCCTTGCTGGCGATATCGAGCGCGGACAAGATCGACGCGTCGGCATCCACACCTTCAGGCAGGATGTCGCCGACGAACTCGACGCCCCAAAGCTCCTCGATGTCTGCCCGCGTTGCGTAGATCATGGCTTCCGTTCTTGATTGGGAGATAGCCACCCCGCCGCTGCAGCTATCGTTCTTCTCGCGCCTGTCGGCGGGCGCGCTGGGTATTGGTGGGGGTGTTCACACTTTGCTGACGCTGGCCGCCCCCTGCGACCCACCCTTGGGAGGATGAAACTCAAATCGCGCCGATGGCTTCCAGTTCGTCGAAAGCGTCGTCGTCTTCGTCAATCGGCAGGCGACTGCCCGGCTTGTAAGTCTTGCCGTTCAGACGGATTTCGCAGCGGGCAATCGGTCCCTCTGCTTCCAATCTTGCCAATGCCTCCGCTTCGGCCTTCGCCTTTGCTTCCGCCTCGGCTTTTGCCTGTTCGGCTTCCAGCAAGTCCTTTGCGTCGGCTTCCGCTTTCGCCTTGGCGGCTGCTGCATCCGCGTCAGCCTTGGCCTTTGCTTCTGCCTCGGCCTTGTCCTTCTCAGCTTCCTGCAGGGCTTTTGCCTCGGCTTCAGCCTTTGCCTTGGCTTCCGCTTCAGCTTTCGCTTTGGCGTCGGCGCTGTTGTCGCCTGAACCGCCCTTGTTTTGGTTGTCGTTTGGCTTGCTCATGTCTCTTTCCCTCAAGCAGATGGTCGGCCTGAATGGCCGACCGTTTGTAACGATCGGCTCGCCGATCAGATGGGATTGGTAATGATGACGCCGACGTCCTTGGCGCAGATCAGTTCCTTGACGCGCTCGCCCACACGAACACGCTCACCACCTTCAAGGCCGATATCGGCGTCAGGGATCGAACCGGAAATGCGGTTCCCGTATTCGGCGGTAAAGCCAAAGGTGACGTTGTAATCCGTGCTGGCGCGCTTGGCTGTGTCCACGAAATTAAGCTGGATAGAATTGCCCCAAACACGTTCAAGACGCGCTTCTTGCCCCTTGCGGGTCGTATTGAGCAACGCTTCACCAATCAGGATGCTTTCAGGCGATAGTTCGAACAGCTCCCCGAACTGCGCCTTGGTGATCGCACCATCCTCTGTCAGTCCGCCCTTGACCGCCTTGATCAGACGCGGGTGCTTTTTTAGCTTGCTCCAGACGGCAAACCCCATGGAAATGCGGTTCGGACGATAAACAAGCGTCTTGCCCATCGCGTCATCAATGACGCCGTAAGGGTCGGAATTGGCAAAGTCTGAGAACTTATCACCGCCTGCAAGGGCAATGCGTTTGTCGGCGGCATAATTGTTCGGGTTTTGCATAAGGCGCGCAACGCGCACTTCACGGTCCAACTCGATCAGATTGGTCAGCCCTTCGACAGCCGAGCTACGCGGATCGTAGGTGGACCGCTTTTCAGCGCGGGCGCGTGCAGCTGCCGTGATGTCCGAATTCGGGATTGCATCATCCAGACCGTAGTCTTCGACAGCCGAGCTTTCTTCGTCTGCCGAGAACTCAACCTGATTGACTTGGCCTTTGCGACCGACACGGGTTTCTGGAACGGTGAAGCCTTCCGAAAGCGGAAATTTCATCCACATGAACTGTTCGGACAGAACTTCAAGAGGCGGCAAAACACGACGCCCGATCAGGGTGTGCGCCGGATTGCGATAGCCGATCGCAATAGCGGTCAGCGTGGGGTCAATGGGAAATGGGCGCTTCATGAGCTTTCCTCAAAACGGTTGCGATCGGCCAGCGCCGCAGGACGCTGGCGCGGTTATAGTCAGGCCGCAGCTATGCAGCCGGGCGCGAAGAGGTACGGCACGACGTCGTTTTCGTCGGCATCCTGCATGGCAAATCCGATGATGCGCACGAGCTTGCCAGCAGCAGGCACCGCCTTGACGGCGCGGCCCTGTGCGTCGGCAGTCAGGGGATCGCCGAATGCGAAAGTTCCACCTGCACGCACTTCGCCATGCCCACCCTGAACAACGTCAAGCATTCCATCCGCAGGCGCGCCCATGCTGTCCGCAGCGCCGATCAGCGGATCGGTCTCGGACGTGGCAACCGCGACACCGTCCACACCGGCCTTGACGATCAGATAGCCCGCTACGGCGGCAAGAGCGCGAAAGCTCTTGATAAAGGTCGGGGTCAAGAGCGCTTCTCCTTCACATGAGCCACGGCATCGGAGATTGAAACCGTGATGCCTTGCGTGGCCTTTTCGTTGACATATGCACGGGCTTCACTGGCAAGAGCGACCGGATCAAGGTCAGCTTCTGCAGTGGTTTCCGGTTGCTTGCCATCAAGGCTGGACGGCGCGGCGATGACGGGCAGTGTCGCGACAAGGGCATTGAACTTGTCGAGACCGCCATCAAGCGAACACATAGCGCGATAGGTTTCGCGGGTGGCGGGTGTGATTTTGCCCGCCTGTGCAGCAGCATCGAGCGCAAGATCAATTTCGCGCTCGGCGTCCTTCTCCTGAAGCTGCGCCAGCGCCGTCTTCGTTTCGGAAAGTTCGGTGCGAAGCGACGATAGTTCCGCTGCGCCGCCAGTCTGAACGGCAGCGAGCGCGGTTGCCGTATCTTCCTGCAGCTTGGCAATGGCGGCAGTGATTTCTGCCTGACCGCCCTTGTCTTCGATCTTGAGCGCTTGGCATAGCGCCTTGCGCTCGCCGTCGCGCGTGGCAATCGCGGAAAGGATAGCAGCTTCGTCTGCCGCCTCCGCGAGACCAAGCGCCTTGGCAATGGCCTTCAGCATGGGTGTCTCCAATTGTTGTGGGTGTTGGTTTGGCTGCTCATGGGCAAGCGCCGTCATGACGAGCGCAGGCCGATTGACGAGACCGGCACCGTTCAGGCGGGTGATGACGCCTTCGCGGGTATGGTTGAAATCGGGGGAAATGAAACGGTATTCGCGATTGACGATTTGTCGGGCAGCTTTGGCCACCCATTCGACGCGGCCCCATACGCTGCCGCCACGTTCCTGCAACTCGACAATCCAGCCAGCGGCGGGCGCTTCTTCACCCTTCGGGGCTTTGTGCGCTTGGGCATGCTCGTAATCGATGGCGAGCGGGCCGTTGTTTGCAGCGAAGGCGGCAAGCACCCGGCTCGGCTCCAGTTTCCACGCGCGACCGTCGCGGGCCTTGATCTGTGGGCCAGCCGGAAAGAGCTCGATCCACTCCGGCGCGGTGTTGCCAGAGCTTGCGAGATCGGTTTGAAAAATAGCTGTTGCGGTCGCGTTCATCATGAGCGACAAAGTGACGTGTTCGCCGCTCGATAACGCCCCTGACATTGTCAGGCGAAATGACTACCGGCCAGAAGCGGGAACCACACTCTCACATATAAACACAGAACCGTTTTTGAGGCATCTTAAAAGCCCCTGTGCGCGCATTTTTAGTTGGGCGCAAGAATGTTGCACTTCATCCGCCCGCGCGCGTCAGTGGCGCGATTTTCCGCCCGGTTGCCTTTCTGACGTGGATGCCCCATATTGTGGTCAGAGCGCGAGCCAGTTTCACCAGGACGGCTTGCCGGACCTGTGAGGGTATGACGCCCCTCCGCGCTCGATCACTCCACCAGAGTTTCAGCCCGCCGCGCCCGCTCAATCACCTTGAGCGCTTCCTTCTCACTCTTGCGGTGAAGACTGACCAGCCACCATTCCAGACCGTCATTGGCCGACTTGACGACTGTGCGCCACCAGACGCCGCCAACCGCGCCAATAAAGGCGGCAGACCGGCCACGGCGGATGACGGCTGCAGGATCTCGCAGCACGCCGATCGCTGCCCGGAAATCATCAGTGCCAAGGTTGCGCGCGGCATGTTCTTCAATGATGTGCCTGACGCTCTGGTCAGAAAGCTTCACAAGCGCGGTTCTGGCACCGAAGGCTTCGACAACTGATCGGCCAACCTGCGCAACTGGAAGTGCTGCGCCTTTCTGCAGATGACCTTTCGCAAGCGCGTCCATGAGTGGCGATCCGACGATATCGGTTACGGCAATGCTCTGGCGCTGCGGCGGCATGGCGTCCACCTTGCCGTAAAGAAACTCGCTCACATTGCGACCGCGCGTCTTGCCGGGGTTGGTCTCCCAGCCCGGATCGATACCATCCGGCACCATGGATACTTGGCCGGTGCGCTTGTTGCGCCATTCCTTCATAACGACAAGCGGCGGTTCCTGTCCTTCCTTCCAGCCAAGCCGCTCAGCCTCGCGCTGTGTGATCTGGCGAATGCGGCATTTGCAGCCCCAGCCATTGGGCGGGTAATGCGTATCCCAAAATGGATGATCGACGGGCAGGACAATGCCGACCCATGTTTCATGTTCGGGCCGACGCTCCGCCGACACGGAAAGCAGATAGACCAGAAACGGCAGAAAGCGCTTGTTGCGCTCTGTCTTTTCCCATTCGCCTGCGGCATGGGCCGACCGGATATTTGACCAGTAGATGGTGCGTAACCGTCGCGGACTGCCAAGCTGCACAATCTTCGGCACGCCGTCCTGTGAATCGACCGCGATCTTTCGGCCCCACCAGCCCTTGCGCTGAAGGATCGGTGTGAGCTGGTCCCGGAAATGTTCGAACGGCAACTGGTTGCGGATGGAGTCTGCCATGGCAGCGCGAATATCGTCCAGCACGTCAAAGCCAGCGGACTTTGCGACCGTCCATGAATAGGCATGTTCTTCCGGCGCTATATCGCGCCAGTCGAATGTCGGCTTTGATTTCTTGGCATCGAAATAGCGGACAACCTCGGCGGGTGCGGTTTTGAACAGATCGAAGTTATCCGCCACCGATCAAATCTCCGAGCCGCTGTCACCGAGACCGCGCGCGATCATGGTAAGCTTCGCCAGCCGGTCGGCCATCGGCCCCGCATCCATTTTGGCGGCAAGATCATCAAGCCCGGCCTCGATCTCGGCATAGGATTTGGCCCGCGCAAACAGCGCCTTAACGGGCTTCAAAAGCGGGTCGAGCTGCGCTTCCCAATTCTCAAGGCCGGTGTCAGCGAGGACGTCCAGCTCGTCGCGCTCGTCGGCGGCAAGCGCGTGATAGCCCCCGCAATGCGGACAGGCCGGGCGCATCGCCTGCGCCTTGGCTGTTTTCTCCTGATCGTCGTCAAGCTCCGGGTCAGGTTTCGGCTCGGCAGGCGGCTGCTTGTCTGGCGTCTGAACAACATACAGGAGTTTTTCACCGTCTTCCGGTTCATCGAAACCGATGCGCTGGCGGACCTTCGGCATACTGACTTCAAGCCCCAGCCGCACAAGCTTGTCGATGACTTCGGCCAGCGCCTTGATGTCTTCACTCTCGGCAAAGGGCAGAACCACGGTCGGATAAGCTTCCTGCGGCCCGAAATTCAGGTCTACATATGGACGCACCAGATCACGGTTGATCGTAACCGAAATCTGGCGGGCATCGGCCTTGCCGATATCGTGGCGCACATTCTCATGCACCTTGGCCTGCGCCATGGACGAGCCGTCATCGCTGCTCATGGTCTGGCCGAGGACGCCCTTGGAAATCTGCTTGTCGAGATATTCCGCCTTGCCGGAGAACAGGCCGTTACCCGACGAACCGTTCACCTCGATAAACTCGATCTCCATTTCCTTCGGAATGATCGCAGCCGCATCGGTGGAAATGTCGCGCACGGCTTGAAGGAGCACACGGCGATCGTCAAGGCTCGCACCCTTGCCGAAACGACCGACCCGCAGGGGCATGCCATACACTTCCAGAAACGCCATCCAGTCCTTCAGTGCATAGGACTTGAACATGAACGCCCATGAGGCGAGTCGCGCGAGGCCGTTGCGGATCGGCAGGCCCGACTTGAGCTTCGGACGATGGATCGAGAATTTATACGGCGGCAGATCGGTGCCGTTGAGGTTGTCCGGGGTTTTCAGGCGAAGCGTTCGTCCGTTCACGCGGTCGATGACAAAGAAGCGGGGATCGCGCCATTCAAAACGTTCCGGCCACCATTCGCGCGCCTGCTGGTCCCACATGGTTTCGACGACCGAATAGCCCTTGCCGAGACCGTCTTGCAGATCGTCAATATAGTCGTCCACGAACTCCGGCTGTTTGATGATCTTGCGCACCGCGTCCGCGATGTACTCATCCCGCTTGTCCTTCGAGGCCGGAACCACAATCGGCTCAATGCTGGTGATGGCAAGCTTGCGTGTGCCGAGGACCGAGCGGTAGTGAAGATCGCGCTCCTCCATTTCTTCAGCCAGCACAAAAAATCGATCAGGATAGCCATTCGCTGCCTGCCGCAAAATCTCGGCCATTGAAATGGGATCGAGACCGGAAAGGATGGTTTCCGTCCAGATGTTGCGGACGCTGCCGGTCGTTGGACCGGCGATTTCCTGTTTCAACATACTGGTGGAAATGGGATTGCCCCACTGGTCGATAAGCTTTGGTGCCTGTGCCATTAGAACAGACCTCCTCTAACGCTTGGCAACAGACCACCGCCAGCTGGCCGCGCAAACATGCCGCCGCCGCTCAATTCCTCGTCTGTTGCTTTCTGATATCCAAATTCTTCCAGATCGGCCCGGCTGACATAGTAAGCAAGCGCGCCTGCAACGGCGCTATCGCCGTGGCGATCGAAACCGTCAGCGCCCTTGCTGGTGTGACCGTCCGGCACTTTGACGATGCCGTTGACATAGGCGAGCGACTGGTGATCGGCCAGAATGTCTGCATCCATCGGCAGCACGATCGTCTTGTCCGAAAACGCCATCGTGTATGCGGGCATTTCGGTGCGATACCAGCTTTCCGAAAGCTTCACTTCTATGAAGCTTGCGCCATAGCGTTGCGCTGCTTTTTCACCGAGATATGCGCCGTTGCCGGTGGAATCGAGTGCGCCGCCAGTAAAGCGCGGCAGTCGGTCAACAATATAGAAAAGGATCTCGCGCTGCTGATCGAATGGCACGTTGCGCAACTCGATCCCCATGACGGCACGGCGCACAAGATCAAGCCCGATTTCCATCGGCATGAACATCGACGCATCGCCGGTGCGACCGAAATCGCCGCCGAAAACATGCTGGCGGCGCAGATCGAGTTTCTTCAGGTGCGGCAGAAGCTGTGTCTCGCAAAACTCCAGCGTGACTTCCGTACGCACATGATCGGGTTCGTTCTTGAATTCATCCTTGCAGGCCCAGCGAATGACCGGGATGCCTTTTTCCATGCAGTTTTCGATCATGACGCGGGTGAGCGCCGCGCCCTCCTGCTCGGTCGGGATTGCATCCAGCTCCTGCCGCATCTTGGCGGTTCGCGTGCCATAGGCGGAACGAATTTTCGCTTCCCATTCCGATTCTTTTTCCGCCGTCCATTCCTCGCCTTTGATAAGGCAGACACGCTTGAACAAGCCATTCACCACCGCATCACCGAAGGTGTAGGTGTGGATCACAAAACCGTTCTTACCGGCTTGTGCTTCTCTAATAAGTTCGTTGAATGGATTGGTGACGCCGTTGTGCGATGAGATAATGCGAATCTTACCGCCCCAAATGAGCAAGGCACCAACTGCGTCGATGACCTCCCGAACATCGCGGTGGAAGGCAGCTTCATCAATAACGACGGTGCCCTGAAGGCCGCGAATATTCTCCGGTCGCGACGAAAGCGCTTCGATGCGGAAGCCCGACGAAAAGCGAATGATATAGCTGGAAATCGCGTTGGTGGTACCGTCCTCGCGGATGTCAAAGAAGATGCCATCCTCGATCGTCAGCATCTCGTTGGCTACGGTTTTCGCAAAGTGAGCGCAATAGCCTATGAACTCACGACCTTTCGGCTTTGTGTCGGGAATGTAGAAAACATTCTGGCCACCAGCTGAGCGCTTGGCTGCAGCTATC